AGAGAGAATATTGCTGATAGAGGCATATGGACTGCTAAGAAATGATACATTCTAAATGTATGGGATAGTGAGGGTGTTCGATATGAAGAACCTAAACTGAAGATGATGGGCATAGAAGCAGTTAAGTCATCTACTCCTGCTCCATGTAGAAAGATGATTAAAGATGTTCTTAAACTTATGATGACTGGAACTGAAGAGGATGTGATTAAATTTATTGATGATGCTAGAAAGGAATTCAGGTCTCTCCCTCCTGAGGAAATTGCTTTCCCTAGAACAGTATCAGATGTTAAAAAGTATAAGGCAGCATCTACAATATATGCTAAAGGAACTCCTATTCATGCAAGGGGTGCTCTCCTTTTCAATCATTATATAAAGGAGAAGAAGTTAACTAATAAATATTCACTCATTCAGAATGGTGAGAAGATTAAGTTCTGTTATTTGAAGAAACCTAACATCATTCATGAGAATATTATTTCTTTCATTCAAGATTTTCCAAGAGAACTTGGACTTGACAAGTATGTCGATTATGATCTACAATTTGATAAGTCATTCTTAGAACCACTCAAGATTATTCTTGATGCTATTGGATGGAATGTTGAGAAAACTGTAAACCTAGAACTATTTTTTTCCTAATGGAATTACCTATCGATGATAAAGATTTGGACACTATTGTCAATGCTCTTGCATTAGGAGGAGATACTAGACTTTATCATCTACTCAGAAATATTAAAGAAGATCGTAAACTTAGACAGGAAACAGAGAAGTAATGGATTTTTTAAAAGATATTGTAAAAGAAATTGGTAATGAATACACCCAATTGGCATCCGATATTGACGAAACTGAAAGATTTGTGGACACGGGTTCGTACATCTTTAACGGACTGGTTTCAGGTAGCATATTTGGTGGTGTATCTGGGAACAAGATTACTGCTATTGCTGGTGAGTCTAGCACTGGAAAAACTTTTTTCAGTCTCGCTGTCGTTAAGAACTTCCTTGATAGTAATCCTGACGGTTACTGCTTATATTTTGACACTGAAGCCGCTGTTAACAAGTCTCTTCTCGCAGATAGGGGAATTGACTTAAGTAGATTAGTTGTTGTCAATGTGGTAACAATAGAAGAGTTTAGAGCTAAGGCACTGAAGGCAGTTGATAAATATATGAAAATGCCCATAGAGGATCGCAAACCATGTATGTTTGTGTTAGACTCTCTAGGGATGCTTTCCACAGAAAAGGAAATAACTGATGCCCTGAATGATAAACAAGTTCGGGACATGACCAAATCACAGTTGGTCAAAGGTGCATTTCGTATGTTAACTTTAAAGTTGGGTCAAGCTAACATTCCACTCATAGTCACAAATCACACCTACGATGTCATTGGATCTTATGTCCCAACTAAAGAAATGGGAGGAGGCTCTGGTCTCAAATATGCCTCGTCTACGATCATTTATCTCAGTAAGAAAAAGGAAAAGGATCAGAAAGAGGTTATTGGGAACATTATTAAAGCTAAGACAGTTAAGTCAAGACTCAGTAAAGAAAATAAAGAAGTAGAAATTCGTCTTTATTATGATGAAAGAGGTCTTGATAGATACTACGGTCTTCTCGAACTAGGAGAGATCGGAGGATTGTGGCAAAATAAAGCAGGTAGATATGAGATGAATGGAAAGAAGGTATTTGCTAAACAGATACTTTCTGATCCAGAGACTTATTTTACTTCAGAAGTGATGCAAGCATTGGATGAGATTGCAAAAAATCATTTTAGTTATGGTAGTTAGATGGACAGTGTTGAACTAACAATTCTTAGAAATTTACTACACAATGATGAATACTCTAGAAAAGTATTACCTTTTATTAATAAGGAATACTATGAGAATTATCATGAGAAAATTATCTTTGAGGAGATATCTAAGTTCATTGTAAAATACAATAATCTTCCTACAAAGGAAACTTTAATTATTGAATCAGAAAAAAGAACTGATATTACTGAAGATACATTTAAACAGATATGTGAATATGTTAATCTTCTAGATAATGTTCCTAGTGATCATCAATGGTTACTTGATACTACAGAAAAGTGGTGTAAGGATCGTGCTATCTATCTTGCATTAGTTGAGTCCATTAGTATTGCTGATGGTAATAATGAAAAGAAAGCACAAGATGCTATTCCATCCATATTATCTGATGCACTAGCAGTCAGTTTTAATAATCAAGTAGGACATGACTACTTAGAAGACTATGAAGAAAGGTATGAATTCTACCACCAGAAAGAAGAAAAGATCCCGTTCGATCTTGAATTCTTTAACAAAATTACGAAAGGAGGTCTACCGAATAAGACTCTCAACATTGCTCTTGCTGGCACAGGGGTTGGAAAGTCTTTATTCATGTGTCATGTGGCTAGCTCAAGTTTACTCCAAGGAAAGAACGTACTCTACATCACTCTCGAAATGGCAGAGGAAAAGATTGCGGAGAGGATTGATGCTAATTTACTTAATGTCAATATCCAGCAATTACCAGAAGTCCCAGAAGTAATGTATGAGAAAAAGGTTACTGCATTGGCAAAGAAAACACAAGGAACTTTAATTATAAAAGAGTACCCTACTGCATCTGCACATGCTGGACATTTTAAAACATTATTAAATGAACTTGCATTGAAGAAATCCTTTAGACCTGATATAATATTTGTAGATTATCTAAACATATGTGCATCATCACGGTACAAAGCAAATGGTAATGTTAATTCGTACTCGTACATTAAGGCGATTGCGGAGGAACTTCGTGGTTTGGCTGTGGAAGCAAATCTACCGATTGTTAGTGCTACTCAAACTACTCGTTCTGGTTTCGGTTCTAGTGATCCTGATCTTACTGACACGTCAGAGTCCTTCGGACTCCCTGCTACTGCTGACCTTATGTTCGCTCTCATATCTACTGAGGAGTTGGAAGGATTAAATCAGATAATGGTTAAACAATTGAAGAATAGATATAACGATCCTACAATCTTTAAACGATTTGTAGTTGGTATTGATAGAGCTAAAATGAGGTTGTATGATGTTGAACAAAAAGCACAAGAGGATATCCTTGACAGTGGGAAAGAAGAGGAGTATAATCCACATGAAGAGAAAACACCTAAAAAATCATTCGCAGGATTTAAATTTAATGAGTAAGCAAGTAGATACCCAAAAGTATACTGAGTTTGTAGACGCAGTAACATCTAAAGAATCAAACGATTATATTTCATTTAACTCTAGATGTTTTGAGATACAGAAAGATCCTGATGGAATCCCTGTTCATCGTTTATTAACTGCTGCTCTTGGCATTTGTGCTGAAGGTGGTGAGTTTACTGAAGTAGTAAAGAAGATGGTATTCCAAGGCAAACCTGTGAATGATGAGAACATCTTTCATATGAAAAGAGAACTTGGAGATATAATGTGGTACGTTGCTCAGGCATGTATGGCACTTGATACAGACTTCAACGAAATCATTGAGATGAATGTAGAGAAGTTAAAGGCAAGATATCCTGGTGGGGAGTTTGATGTTCATTATTCAGAAAACAGAAAGGAAGGTGATGTATGAGCTACTACGCATTATTAAGTGTTTCAGATAAAACAGGTATTGTAGATTTTGCAGAAGGATTGGTTCGTGCTGGATATGAAATTATATCTAGTGGTGGAACTCATGCTGTTCTTCAGGCAGAAGGTATACCAGTAATGAGGGTGTCTGATTATACTGGTTCACCAGAAATTCTTGATGGTAGAGTAAAAACCTTACATCCAAAGATTCATGGTGGTATTCTTGCTCAACGTGATAATTCTAGTCATGATTTAGATCGTAAGGTAAATCGTATTGAATTGATTGATATTGTTGCTGTCAATTTATATCCTTTCGCAGAAACAGTTGCTAAACCAGATGTCACTCTTGCGGAAGCAATTGAGAATATTGATATTGGTGGACCTAGTATGGTAAGATCAGCAGCAAAGAATTATAAGGATGTTGCTGTAATGACTAATCCTAATCAATATGGTATTTACTTGGATTCAATAAAAGGTAATATATCAATTAAACCTGAGATTTTAAGAGAACAATTTATGTTAGAGGCATTTAAACATACTGCAGAGTATGATACTGCTATTAGTCGTTGGATGTCTGAGAATGTTAGACAATCCAAATGATTATATAAAAAAATATTACCCACATTCTTCAGAGTTAATTCCATTATTACATGAAATGGTATTAGAAGAAAGGAAAAACATGCTAGGTTCTATTAATGGGGATGGAACTTTTACTGGTATGAAAAAAAATGCTTTTAGTGATGGTAACATTAAGAGTGTTAGAATTCCAGGAGATGCACATATACATTTTCTTAATATCCATAATAAAGGTATTGAAGAGGTTGATAAATTTTTTACTTGGATTAAAAATGAATTTAGTATTGATGTTCAAAGAAGTTGGATAATATATTATTCTGTGGGGGAAGCGGCGTTTAGTCATTGTCATAAAGAATATGATTTAACTTTTAATTATGCTATTAATGTTCCAGAAAATTCTTCTCCATTAGTCATAGATGAGTATGCTCCTTTTAATATTAAAAGGCAGGTAATACAATCTAATACTGGAGAAGTGAATGTATTTGGTGGTCAATTTCTTCATAGTGTGGAACCAGCTAAAGTTGAGGGAAAGTGTATGCTTGTAGGAACTGGATTTAATATAGATACTAAATACTCCTAGATAATGGTGTTTATTATGGCATTACATATGAGAGATCAATTAATTAGAGCAGTATCAGCACATGCTACTGGTGAAATAGAAAAGCATAAAGCGAATGTAGAAGTTTATCTTGAGCATCCAGCAGGTATCGGAGAACACTCTGATATAACAGAGGCAATAGGAGTTGAGTTAGATAAAATTTCACGTTATCATGATCAATTAGAGGTGATTAACCACTACTTTAAAAAGAGATGAGAACTTATAGTCAATTCTTAGAAGATATACAACAAAGAAGATTGGAACTTGCACAAAGAAGCAAGGATCAAATGGCAAGATTTAAGCAGAAATCTGCTCAAAGTGTATCTGACGCTGGGCAGAGAATTGCTGCTGATAAGGAAAGGCTTGCTGCTGTTTCTGATGAAATGAAACAGAAAGAATCTGAAAGAAAGGCTAAGAGAGATGCAGCACAAGCAGCAAGAGATGAAGCAAAGGCAGAGAATGAAAAGAAACAAGCAATGAAGGATGAGATCCGTCAGGAGTTAGAGCAAGAGAGAGAAGAGAAACGTAAGGCACAAGAAAGAAAACGTATGGAGAAAGAAAAGAATCAGGAGAAAGAAAGAACGGAGGATTAAATGGCTTTACCAGATCCTCATGAATTAATGTCAGCTGCATTAATAT